TGATGTTCAGGGTGATTTCGATAAGCATAAACCAAATCTTTTTCATGATTGGTTAAAATCATAGTGTTGCTTTTGTTTGGTATTTCTCTGAACTCTGCAAGAATATCATCCACATTATATATATCACAAAGTGCGATTAAAATTTCTGCATCAGGTTGACCGTGATTGTTTTCCCATGCATTTACGGTTTTTCCGCTTTTATTTATTAATTTTCCGACTTCATCGGCAGTTAATCCACTTTTTTTCCTTAACTCTTTTAATTTTTGTGCTATAAATTCTCTTGACACTTTGTTTCTCCTTTTATAGATGTTTTATCTACGCTTTTATTATAATTCGCTAATCACAGATTGTCAAGAAAAAAATCTGAAAAATGTAGAATTATTTTTTTAAAATCTCTTGACAATCTGCAAAAGTTAGACTATTATTAAAATGAAATCTACAAAATGTAGTATTTAACAGTCGAAAGGAGGTAAAAAGTATGACTGTGAACGAAAAACTTAAAAAGATTGTCGAAGAAAAAGGAATTAAACAATCATATTTGTGTGAGCATACTGGAATGACTGCTGATGCAATTTCAAGAATATTAAATTCCAACCGTAAGGTTACAGCAGAAGAGTTTTTGGGAATATGTCAGGTGCTTAATGTTGATCCAAGGCAGTTTTTTAAGCAGTCTGCTTAACTTATTACCTAAGAAAGGAATGATATAAATGAGAGAATATTTATTCAGGGGCAAGATGATAGCTAACGGTAAGTGGTCAGAGGGCAATTTGCTTGTAACTAAGCAAGGCTGTTGTATAACTCCCGATGCAACTGTTTTAGGTAGCTATGGCGCGGTAGATCCCGAAACAGTCGGTCAGTACACTAACATGCTCGACAAGAATGGCACAAAAATTTTTGAGGGAGATATTATTGATTTTTCTGACCGTTCAGACGGTGACGGCTACGGAGTTGTTCGGTACGATGCCGAAGGAACAGAGTTCGAGTTTGTGTATGACAATTTCTACGAGGGTTTAGGGCGGAGTTATTGGCCTGAAAATGTTGAAGTTGTAGGCAACATCTACGACAATCCCGAAATTTTAGGAGATGAAGAAAATGATTGAACTGAGAATCAAGCCTTGTCCGTTTTGCGGAAGCGAGGTAACAGTTGAGAATATAGGCGCTGATGAGGAGGCGTATATGTTTGAGTGCACTAACGCTAATTGTACCGCGGCTACCTGCTTTGGTGATTATAGCACTGACAGAGCAACTGCTATCAAAAATTGGAATAAGCGTGTTGCACAGTGTATCACGAATGCAAAAATTGGCACTTGTACGATCAATATAGATTTGAGGTGAAGAAGATGAATGAATTAAAAAAAATCCCTACCGCTCAGTTGGTAGAAGAGCTGAGCAATAGGGAAGATGTAGATAGTTATACAACCACCGAATCGTATGGTGTATTACACAAAGCAAAGAATGATAAAAATGTACTTTACTGACAATGGGGAATACAAACCCAGTAATGTTTTTATTGTTTGGGGAAGTCCTGGAGCAGGTAAAAGTACCTATATAAAGGAGCATTACGAATACGGAGATATAGTCGTAGATTTAGACTATATCAAGAGAGCGATAAGTTTTCTTCCAAAATCGGAAAGTACAAATGCTATTTCAAGTGTATCTATTAAAATCAGAGATTTTCTTTATGATTTAATTTCAAACGAAAGTATAGAGTGCAAAAACATATGGGTTGTATCTGCGTTACCTATTAAAGCTAAAAGAATAGCGTTATCAAATCGGTTAGGAGCGAAACTTATTCATATTGATACTGACAAAGAAGAATGCTTGAAGCGTGCTATGTCAGATAATGACCGCCAAAATAAGGATTTTCAGAAAATTATCATTGATAAGTATTGGAAAAGATACCGCCCTGATTGATTATATCTAACTAAATGTTAAAAAAGGAGGACTGAAAATGGCGAGAGAAAGACCTATCGTCAATTGGGATGAAGTGCCTGTGATAATTGATGTGCCGTATGTTGCACGGTTGCTTGCACTTAATGTTGATTATACAACACGGCTTGCACAAAAGGGCGTTCTTCCTGCCCACAAAATCGGAAAGCTTTGGCGATTTGATAAGGAAGAAATCAGACAATACATAAAGGAGCATTAACAATGTGGCATTTAAGAAACTACCCGACAAAAAGAAAACTGCTCAAAGATGTGGAAAACCTCAGAGCAGAGAACAGACATCTCAGCATTGAACTGAGAAACGCAAGAACAGACCTTGCACTTGAAAAAACAGCGTCAAGGGGTTACAAGCACGAAAACCGAGAGCTAAAACGCAAGCTCAAAGCCTATGAATCATCAGAATCCGAAACAATCGGCTTTGAATGTGTGGGGGTGAAGAAATGAGCAATAAAAAAAGTGCCTGCGACACTGTGAATGCCACAAGCACAAAGAACAATAAACCTGATTCAATTATATCCTCTGCAACAGAAAAAATCAAGTTGTGCAACAAAAAAAATCTTAAAGACCATAAATCTAAAGCAATTCTTGAGCCGGTAAAGAAAATGCTCTGCGAATTTTCGGCGCAGAACGAGGAATTTGCAAGAGCCGTTACGGCTGCAAAAAACCTTGAAAACCTGATTGATGAAGTGGGAAAGAAGCTCCCCGCTGCAGTTTCCGACCTTGATGTGTATCAGCAGATTGTCGGTAAGATTTTCCCCGGAGCAAAGGTTACTTTCACAATGCAGATACATATGTCTGAATACGAACTTGAAGAACCTAATGTCGCAGAGCAGAAAACGGATCCGGTAACTCTTGATCTCGGCAATCTTATAGATTGGTAGGTGTCAGCATGATTAAAAATCCTGACAGCCTGCTTAATAAGATTCCTGACCTGACAGATGAACATGAAAAGCAGATAGCAATGTACTTTCCGCAGTATGCTTTCTACGAAAATAAAAGCAAAAGAACCTGCGACTATTTCTGCACAAGCTGTCAAAGCTGGCACATCGGCGAACAGCTCCGACTTTGTCATAATCAGGAATTTGTCTGCGGTCATTGCAAGGAAAGCGTAAAAGCAAAAGCCCTGCACTACGGCAGAAAAAAACTTGAAAGAAGTCGCAAGTTTGGTTTTTGCTTTGCTGTTGACGGCAGGCTGTACATCAGATTTGTAACGGCATATCAGTTATTTTCCGATGATTTGTACAATGAAAATCCTGTCGAAATGATGCCCCGATATACTTTTTCGGATGAATATCTGTATGTATATGAACAGCACGCAATGCAGAGATTTGCGTACCGCTGGTACGATAAATCATTTTATCCGCTGAAAACAGACGGAATTATTCCTTCTGCTTCACAGGGCTTTGCGTGGTATTGGGGTCCGTCAGAAAAAACCTTGTATTCAGGCTGGGGTTCAACCGTGCTTTTAAATCTCGATGTAATAACCGATACGGATCTTAGATATTCGTGTGCGGATGAGCTTTCAAACAGATATACGGTTCAAGGGATTCTCAAATGGCTGAACATATATGTAAGGCACAATAATGCAGAATACCTGATTAAAGGTGGTTTTGAGCATATTGCAGAGCTTTTGATTGACGGCAAACTTTCACTCAATAAAATTCATTGGAAAGAAACCAATCTGCTTAAAATGCTCGGATGTCGTAAGGAGGATATGCACTTTTTTGCAGATTATGATTCAAGTGCAATTGAACTTTACCGCAGTGTGATAAAGGAAGAACCGACCATTCATATGGCAAGCGAGTTCATAAGCAAGCTGTCAAAGCTCAGTACTTATGCTGTAGATGAACTTCACAAAAATAACCTTACATACAGACAGATTCTGAAGTATGGCAAAAACAATCGGAGAGTAATGCTGTGGAAGGATTATCTTGATAATTGCAAAAAACTTCCCGAGGGTATCGAAGAAATAATGCCGGCTCATCTTGAAGAGGCTCACGACAGAACGCTTGAAAAGGTTGCTTTCTATGCAAACAAAGAAGAAACGGAGCAGATTGCAAAAATGGCAAAGACACTTTCTCCGTTGCTGATGAGCACAGACAGCCTTATAATGCTTGCCCCAAAAAGCGGTGAAGAAATAATAGCAGAGGGCAGAATATTACAGCATTGCGTCGGCGGATATGTAAGAAGGCACGCAAGAGGTGACACGATAATACTTTTCATTCGTCATAAAGATAAACCGAAAATCCCGTTTTTTACGATTGAAGTAAATCCCGAAACATTGGAAATAATGCAGTGCCACGGTTACAAAAATGAGCGTGACAGCGGATTTAAAAAGCCGGATGAAATCAAGAAATTTGAAAAGCAATACGCTGAATTTTTGGAGGATATAAAAAATGTCAGAAATAACAGTAAGCGAACAGCATAAACAGGCAATTGAACTGCATCAGAAGATAATTGTCAGCGCAAACCTTGCACAGCAGAACATATGGGATATGTGCAACGGTCTTAAAACAATGCGTGACAACAAGCTGTACAAGGAGCTTGGATATCAGAACTTTGAGGACTACTGCGAGAATGAAGTAGGCATGAAACGCAGTAACGCATATAACTATATTTCTATTGTAGAAAAATAAATCCTGAAAATGTCCAAACGTTTGGACAAATTAGCAAAAGTAAGTTGATGTTGCTTGCTACCATAAGCGAACCCGAACAGGCTGAAATCGCCGAAAAGCTTGACCTTGAAAACACAACGGTCAAGCAGTTAAAGGCAGAGATTGACAGGCTGAAGGACGAAAAGCAGGAGGCAACCGACAAGAGCATTGACTATTGCAGACAGCTCAATAACGCTAAGAAAGACGCCGACTATTACAAACAGCAGGCGGACACTTCAAAAGAAAGCTATCGCAATATCGAGAATCAGCTTGCAGAGGAAAAGAACAAAAATTTCAAGCTGACGAATAAAGTTCAGGAGCTTGAAAACCGTCCTATCGAAGTCGCCGTTGCAGAGCCGAGCGACAATGAACGCAGACTTAATGAAACGATTAAGGCTTTGGAAAGGGAGAACATTAAGCATTATGACGAACTCGAAGAAGAGTATCGCAATAACGAAAAAATAGTCAGAAAACAGCTGGAGGATGAAAAGCAGGAGGCTCTTCGCAAACAGAAAGAGGAGTATGAAGAAAGGCTGAAAAATGTTCGGACTGCCGACGGTTCATCAGATGACAAGGATGTCTTTAAGGCATACTTTTCAATTGCATATGACAGCTTTGTCCGTATGCTCGATTTCGCCAAGCAGTCACAGGACAAGGAATTTTTCAAAGGCAAGGTTGAACATTTAATAACAGCACTTGCCACACAAAATATAAATCTTTAAGGGGGAGCAACAATGAAACTTTATGAGCTTACCGAGATGTACTCGGATTTATTTAATCAGTTTGACGCTATCAACGCAAAGCACGGCACAAGTTACAGCTACGGAGAATTTGTAGCGCAAATCGCCGCAAGAAAAATTAAACCGCTCGGTTTGTACGATTACGCAAATTAGGAGGAAAAGAAAATGATTGATTGTACGAAAACTGAAAATTATTTTGCTGAAAAAAAGAAGAATGACGAAAAGACGACTGCAACTGCGACTGCGTAAAATGTTGGAATCAGCCGATTGAGGAGAGTGATTTGGTTGAGTCAGAGAAAATCGATATCAAAAGCAACAAGGCTTAAAGTTTACGAGAAGTACGGCGGCCGCTGTGCGTACTGCGGTTGTACACTCGAATTAAAGGACATGCAGGTTGACCATATACAGAGCGTGTACTGGTACAATGGTGCGAATGACATCGAAAATTATAATCCTGCTTGCAGAATGTGCAATTTTTATAAGTCAACAAGGACAGTCGAAGATTTTAAAAAAGCATTGGGAAAGTTGCTTTCGGGCCTCGAAAAGGTTTTTATTTTTCGATTAGCGATAAAATATGGCCTCATTAAAAAAACTGACAATCCTGTTGTATTTTATTTTGAAAAGAAAAATAAAGCAGGTAAGGAGAGTGAAAAAAATGATGACTGAACCCAAAAAAACAGTTCCAGCGGAAACACAGGACAGACCGACAGCGCCGGCAGAAACATTATCAGAGCTTGACAAGCTCGTTGTTGCGTTTATTGACGGCGCTCTTGATGTTAATGAAATCAATAAGCTTGATATATTCAACAGATGGCTTGTTCTGTCAATGTCTGCCGTATATAGCTGTACGAAAATAGGATTGCTATCCGCTAAGTCTTGTGTCAAGGCCAAATACAAGCTCCTGCAAGAGTATCGCAGGTTTAGGACTGACACTTTTTTTGCAAACAAGGAACACATCGAATGGATAAAAAGGACGAAAGAAACTTCTTGCAAATTAACGGAGTTGTCAAAGGCGATTGTCGAACACGATACTAATGCATTGCAAATTGCTTTACAAATAATTGACCTGCTCACAAAGCATGACGTTTATAATAAACTTTTTATTCTGTCTGATACATCGGATACATACAAGAAAAAGTGTTTAAAAACACTAACCGAAAATGATACAGCGTTTTTGGACGAGTTCGGTGACATACCATTTGTGGATTTGCTCTTTAAATTTTACAAGTCCGCGGAAGAAACGAGAGCATCAGAAATTTTCAAAGAACTGGATGCTGACAACATCAGAACTGTAGCTTGTCACGTGCCGGTTAAGTCGGATGATTGTCGAGAAATCGCAAAAAGCTACAAAGAATACTTCGGTATTTAAAGTAAGGCAATATTCTTGCCGTGTGCAAAATCTTAAAGAAAATTCAAATCAAGTTAATCCTATATTCAAAAAGTAATCAAAGTGACGACTTCCGCTTTGATTAAGCCGTTAAAAAAGAATGCACCAAAAATTAAACACACAATTGCAGCGGCAAGGTTGCACAAAGCAGTAACTCAAGTGGTCAGGTTGGGTTACTGCATATTTATATCATCTGACTTTTTAATGCGAAAATAGAACAATAGACAGTCACAAATAAAAGGGTTGAAATACCCTTTAACTATCCCGCTCAAGGAATTAATTAAGTGACCGTTTTAGCTTTTACATATATAATAAAGGTTTAACTATGTTTACATACAAAGCCGAAATTAAATCAGGCCCTTTGCTTGAGGTTAAATATTACAAGTCCATTCGCAAACGTAATAAGAAAAATCTTGCTCGACAAATCAATCAATCCCGAACAAACGAAAAGCAAGCCAAAGCAAACCGTATCAGAGGAGAACAACACACACAGAGGCTTATCCTTTGCAACTTTTCAGAAGGTGACTGGTTTGCAAGATTCTCTGCTCCGTTTGGTGAATTTACCGAAGATGAATTTGAGAGGGTTGTCTCAAATTTTTTTAAACGAGTGAAACGCAGGACAGATAAGAAACAAATCAAGTTTAAATACATCGGCTACTGCGAATGTGGCAAGCTCGGAAAGAATTGGCATTTGCATATAGTGATTGAAGATTGCGTTCGTGAAATCTTAACGGAGTGTTGGTCGTGGAAAAACGGAATAAATTTTACTCCGCTCTACCAAGACGGAAACTATGCTGACCTTGCAAAATACATACGCAAAGATGTCAATGGTAAGAAGCGCTTGAAAACATCTCGCAATCTCAATAAGCCTGAGGTCAAAGTTGTTGAAGGGAAAAAACGAGAATACAGAAAACTCGAACGAGGAGAGGCTTTGCCTTGCCCTGAAGGATATTATTTTTATCGTGATGAAATGTGGATAAACGACTACACAGGTGCGAGTTTTTATTTTACTTACTTGGCCAATAGCCATAAACACAAGAAAATTGGAGGTGCAAGAATTTGAGAGATTCGACAAGAGATTATACAATTGCACAGTTTAGACTTTATGCTTCTCTTGGTTATCCGAGCAAGGCACAAGTCGTTGCAGATAAGACAATGCACCGAGCACTACAACTTGACCTGCTTGCTGTGGTAGATACACTTAATGCCTTGACCAATAGCGGTAAAGACTACATCCGTCAAGCCGTCAGTGCTGTTTATTTTGTTGCGCCAACAGCGGCATTGCATAAAGGTGAGATAAATTGGAGGGTGACTAAGTTTGCAGTTAGCAACTATACCGACGAACGCACGGTGTTCCGCTGGCTAAGAGAGGCACGATTGCTCTGCGCTGATTACCGAGGCTTAAATATTGGCACCGACAAAGATGTCAGTAGAGAAAGCAGTTGAGGGTTTATACTTAGAGTATGAAAGACTATGCAAAATCTTTTTACTTATCGCAATCTTGGAGAGCTTGCAGAGATGCTTATTTCCGTAAGCAAAACGGAGTGTGTGAGCGTTGTGGTAATGCAGGCGACATAGTTCACCACAAATGCTACATCAATCCTGACAACATCAACAATCCAAAGATAACTCTGAACTTCGACAATCTCGAATTGCTCTGTCAGGATTGCCACAACAAAGAACATATGTCAAATCGAAAAGAAAAAAAGAAAAATAAAATAAATAATACTCGCTACTCTGTTGATGACGAAGGAAACATACTACCCCCCCACCTCAAAAAATAAAATACCCCCATGGGAACCGAAGGCGAGGTCCTTAATTTTTCCTCTCTCGTGTGTGCGTGCGTGAAGGGGGGTGAAAGGAGTGATTTGATTTGGTGGAAAATGAAAAAACATCTGAGCTTTTAATTTCAGATAAAGCAGTTAAACAGGAAATGAACAGACTTAAAAAGATTTTTAAAAAGCATTATCGAGAAATTGACGAAAACGGAAAATCTCATAACAGCGACAAAGGAGAATTGATTGAAAGGCTGATTTCCGAGGCGGCTTTCATTCGTTGCGTACTCTTAGAAGCCCAGAGGCTCATCAAATCACAAGGCCTTGAAACCACAACGGTGAATGCCTCGCAGAAATTCCGCAAGGCAATTCCTGCCGTTACAATTTATTCTGACTATATGCGAACTTACACCTCTGTAATCAACACTTTGATTTCCTATATCCCCGAAAAATCAGAGAGAAAGCAGTCAAGACTTGAGGCGTTAATGCTTGGCAGTTAATTATATTCAAGAATATTACAATCGCATTTGTAGCGGAAAAATCGTAGCAGGAAAATGGATTAAAAAAGTTTACGCAATGGTTCTTGAGGGCATTGAAAAAGGCTTATGGTTTTACGATGAATCAAAAGCTGATAAGGCTGTAAAATTTATTGAGAATTTTGTGCATCACAGCAAAGGCCGACACGATTTGTTGCACCTTGAGTTGTGGCAGAAAGCTATTGTAAGTTGTCTTTTTGGCATAGTCGATAATCTTAACAACAGGCAGTTCCACGAAACTTTGATTGTAGTAGCTCGCAAGAACGGTAAGACATTATTTGCAGCGGCAATTGCTGAATATATGGCATATGCTGACCGTGAATACGGAGCTGAAATTTACTGTCTTGCCCCAAAATTGGCTCAAGCAGACCTTGTATATAATGCTTTTTTTCAGTCGGTTAAACTCGATGAAGAATTATCATCAGAAGAAATGACGAAAAAAAGAAAGAACGATATCTATGTCATTCCGATGAACACTACGATTTCAAAAGTCGCATTCAACTGCAAAAAAGCTGACGGATTCAATCCACATCTTACAGTTTGTGATGAACTTGCCGCTTGGCCGGGACAAGCAGGTTTGAAACAGTATGAGGTAATGAAATCAGCTCTCGGCTCACGAAAACAACCGCTTATTTTATCAATAACTACAGCCGGATACATCAACGACGGAATTTATGATGAACTGTTCAAGCGCTCTACAAGATTTCTCAAAGGAAAACTTGGAGTAGGCGAAATGAGATTACTCCCGTTTCTGTATGTGATTGACGATATACAAAAATGGGATGACATCAACGAACTGAAAAAATCAAATCCCAATCTTGGAATATCGGTTTCGGAGAGTTATTACCTCGAAGAAATTGTTGTGGCAAAAAATTCAACCTCGAAAAAGGCTGAGTTTATGTGCAAATATTGCAATATCTTGCAAAACAGCTCTATTGCTTGGCTTGCATATGAAGATGTTGCACTTGCAGGCGGTGAATCTCTTAAGTTAGAAGATTTTCGTAAATGCTATGCTATTGCCGGTGTTGATTTGTCGAGAACAACTGACCTCACAGCGGCGACTGTTGTAATCTGCAAGAGTGGCCACTTCTACATTTTTACACAATTCTTTATGCCCGAGGACAGCTTCAAAAAAGCTTGTGAAAATGAGCCTGAAACAAAGTACGAAGTGCATAGAGCAAAAGGAAGAATTGTCATTAGTGGCCAGCATTTTGTCGATTATCACGATGTGTTTAATTGGTTTGTAATGCTTCGCAAAGAATACAAAATAATGCCGTTAATGATTGGCTACGATAGATACTCGGCGCAGTATTTAATTCAAGATTTGGACGCATCAGGTTTCAAGGTTGATGATGTCTTTCAAGGTACAAACCTTTCGCCAATTATGGATGAATTCGAGGGCTTGTTAAAAGAAGGCAAAATACATTTTGGCGACAATGAATTGTTAAAAAAACAGTTCCTTGATGTCGCTGTGAAAATTAACGATTCAGATGAACGAAAGAAACCGGTAAAAATTGAGAGCAGATTGCACATAGACGGACCTGTTAGTGTTTTTGATGCTTTTACGGTAAGAAGTAAGCATTATAAAACACTTGGCAAAATGTTAGAAAACAGAAAGGCGGGATAACTTGGGGATTTTTCAAAAACTTTTTAAACGCTCGGCTAAAGCATTCCTGAATTTTTCCCACAGTGAAAGCGGAAATAATTATAACAGCCGTAGCGAGATTATCAACAGCATTGCAGATAGAATTGCGACACAAGTGTCGAAACTGCAACCGCAGGTTATAAGAAATTCCGCAAGCGGAACAGTAATCAAGAATGACAGTCTTGCTCGTTTGCTGTCAACCCGACCTTGTAAAGAGCTGAATACTACAGATTGGCTTTATAAGATAGCCTATCAATCAGTTATAAGTGGTGACGGTTTTGCTATTATTTGCTATAACGATGATTTCTCGGAAATTGAGGCTATTCGTCCTGTAATCTGTACAAATTATCGCATTTTTGAAGATGAAGGTATATTATTTTTTCGGTTTATCTGGTCGTATGACAGCAAGGAATATACAGTTCCCTATGATTGCGTTATTCACTTGAAAGACCGTCCGGGTAAAAAACGATTCCTCGGAAGTGATCCTGATGATGATTTAGCTACATCGGTGGAAATGCTCGACACCACATATGACGGTATTAAGAACATTGTGAAAAATTCCGCTCATCTCAGAGGTTACTTGAAATTCAACAACTTCATTGATGAAGAAGATTTGAAAAACAAAATCAAAGAATGGAAAGAAGCTTATATGACCGCCGAGAATGAAGGTGGCATTGCAGGTCTTGGCTCGGAATTTGAATTCAAGGAATTAAATCAAACTCCAAAAAGTATTCCAACCACACAGCTTTCATTTTTCAAGACTAACATTTATGACTATTTCGGAGTATCTGAAAAAATCATTAGAGGCGAATATTCCGAAACTGAGTGGAATAACTTTTACGAATCGAAAATTGAACCCATAGCGATGAAGCTGTCACTTGAATTTACCTATAAGATATTCTCGGAGCGCGAAAGAGGGTTCGGAAATAAAATTGTTTTCGTTGCTAACAAATTACAGTATGCTACTACACAAACTAAGATGACCGTTATGCAAGCGTTGTTTGACCGTGGTTTTATTACTATCAATCAAGGTCTTGAGATGATGGATATGCCGAGCCTCGGCGAAGAAGGAGATATCAGAATGGTAAGCCTTAACTATGTTAAGACTGATGACCAGTCATTATATCAGACAGGAAAGGAGAACAATGATGCCCCAGATTAAAAATAACATTAACGAAATTTTTCACATTCGGAATGAAACTGAAACATCAGCGGATTTGTATTTTTACGGTGACATTGTGAGTGACCGTTGGAGCGCTTGGAGTGATGAGGACCAGTACCCGGAAGCCATTCAGCAGTTGCTCAAAGGTCAGGAAGGCAAAGACCTGAATATCTACATCAATTCAGGCGGTGGTGATGTTTTTGCCGGTATGGCAATCTATAACATCATTAAAAGACACACAGGCTTTAAAACCGTTTATGTTGACGGTCTTGCCGCATCGATTGCATCGGTTATTGCAATGGCAGGTGATAAATTGGTAATGCCCAAAAATGCGTTCCTGATGATACACAAGCCGTGGTCTTTTGTTATCGGTAATGCAAACGATATGTTGAAAGAAATTGAATTGCTTAATGCCATTGAGCAGAGCATTGTCAATATTTACGCAGAACATCTTGCTGATAATGTTGACACCGAAACAATCGCAAAAATGGTTGATGCAGAAACTTGGCTCACCGGTGAACAGGCGGCTGAATATTTCCGCGTAGATGTTGCAGCGGAAAAACAGATTGCTGCTTGCACGAATGCTCGATTTAAAAATCAGCCCAAAAATCTTGTAGTCGTGACTACTGAAAGAGAGAAAAATCTTTCGGCAAAGTCATCAAAAATAAAATCGCTGTGTATCAGCGGAATTTTGAAGGGAGAATGATTAGTAATGACTATCAAAGAACTTAAAAACAGACTTAAAGAAATTGCTGTTGAGGCAAAGGCCGCTGAAACAAGCGGTGATGACGCAAAGCTCGACAAATTGATTGAAGAAGCAAACACAATCAATGATAAAATTGAGCGAGCACAGAAGCTTGCTGAAATCATAAAAAATGCTACAGCGGCAGAGGAAAATGAAGGTGAACAGCAGGAATCTACACCTGAAAAACTCGCAGAAAAAAGGGGCAAAAAGCTCAAGAACGGCGAAACAGTAAGAATGAACAAGACGATTGTAATGCCAAAAGCGGCAATCAGTACAACAACAATTGCTATGCCACATCACACAGCGGAAGATGTCAGAGATACATTCAATGATGTTTCAAGCCTTATCGATGCGGTTAAGATTGTTCCTCTCGACGGTGGCGAAAGCTATCAGAGAGGTTTTGTTAAGTCATATGGTGAAGGCGACTACACAACAGAAGGTTCAGACGCGGCAACAGCAGAACCGACGTTTGATTATGTTGACATCAATAAGACCTACATTACTGCATATGCGGAAGAACCTAACGCAATTCGCAAACTTGCCCCGGCGGCTTATGATGCCGTAATCAGCAATTCTACATCAAGAGCCGTAAGAAAGAAGCTCTCAAAGCAGATTCTTGTAGGCTCAGGTGAAACCGGTTCAATTGTCGGCATTTTCAATGCACCTACAAAGGTAATTGATCCTACCACGGATATGGAGGTAACCGCAATCACAGGAACCACCCTTGACGACATCATTTACTCATACGGTGGCGAAGAAGATGTTGAAGGTTTTTGCGGTCTTATTCTCAACAAAGCCGACCTCAAGGCTTTTGCAAAGCTCCGTACAGATGACGGCAAGAAGGTTTACGATATTAAGAACAACGGTAATTCCGGTACAATTGATGGCGTTCCGTTCATCATCAACTCAGCTTGTAAAGCTGTTTCGGCAACCGGAACAACCAAGGGCGAGTATTGTATGGCGTACGGTCCGTTCTTTAACTATGAACTTGCTGTTTTTTCTGACATGGATGTGTCAATCTCAACTGAGTACAAATTTAAATCAGGACAGATTGCACACAAGGCTGAAATGTATGTGGGCGGTAATACGGCATCATACAACGGCTTTGTTCGTGTGAAGAAAGGCTGATGATTAAATGTCATCAACAGACGATTTATTGACAATGGCTAAACTCAGAGTTCGCAAAATTAGTTCGGATGTCCTCGATGAGGACATCCGACAGCACATTGATTTTGTTTTAGCCGACTTAGAACGCATAGGAGTGCATCCAAGCTGGCTCAAAAAACCTGACGCACTTATAAAAGAGGCGGTACTTGTTTACTGCAAGGCAAATTACGCAAAAACAGTTGATGATAAACTGACCAACAGTTATAACATCATCTTGTCGAAAATCAAAGGCAGACTGAAATATAGCAAAGTGAGGGTAAACGATGAATAGTGAATGTATTGTTACCTTGGTTTCACTGAAATCGTGCGGAACGAACTATATCGGTGAACTTATTACCAAGGAAGTAAAAAGGCAGGTTTTCGCTGTTAAAAAGTCTGTGAATCAATCAGAATTTTTTCAGGCTGCAGCGGCAGGATTTAAACCCGACATTGTGCTTGACATAAGCGAGTTTGAGTACAACGGAGAAAACTTCTGCATTCTTGCAGGTCAGCGGTACAAAATATACCGCACTTTTTCGGCGAAAGATACAGAACGAATGGAACTGTATTTAACGGCAGTAGTAGGTGAAACAAATGTCACTCCCGAAAGCAGTTAAAATCACAAAAGACGGTGTTGAGATAATCAGCAATGTTGACCGTATTCAATATACGCTCAAAGAGCTTGAACGAGCCGCTCTGCGCGATGTTGGAAAGCTGGTATGTAAACGGACAAGGCAGAAAATAAAACGCAGGTCAGGGCGATTGGCAAAAAACACACAGTATTGGGTACGCTCAAAGCAAGAAGTTCCTGACCTGCAGGTTGGTTTTAAGCCGGGCGGATTTTACGGCTTGTATCAAGAAATCGGTACAAGCAAAGCTCCAAAAATCGGAGCATTGAGCGACGCTGCCGAAAGCAACATCAAAGATATTATAAAGATTGAACAGCAATACCTCAGTGCCGTAGGCACGGAAGAGGCAGAACGCAAACTGAACGAGGGGGAATACAGCGGTGAATAGCATTAAGAATTTTTTGAGTGCGGTTTTATCGCAGTATGCCCCCTCGTTTTTTATGATTGGTGACGGGTTTCCGAGGCTTGTCTATGAGATTAAACAGCTTTACACCGATGAGCCGTACAAGAAATATCTTGTTACTTTAAATTTGTATGACAGGTTTACAACTGAGAAAATCGACAATATTGTGGATGAAATCTATTCGGATGTTGCGAGGGCAACCTATACACAAGGTGAACGGCATTACAAATTCTACAATAACAGCGACAGGCAGTATGTCGCTGAATCCGATAAAACAATAAACAGAATAATGACAACCCTTGAATTGAGGGTTTACGAAAGAGAGGATGATTAAAATGGCAACAGTTAAGCCACGAAAGATTAAGCCATATAGCGGCTATTCGGCGAAAACCGCCGACAGAATGCTTCTTGATGCAGGTGCGTTTTTTGTAAATTACGATCCTGCTACGGACACATACGCAAGTGCAAAAAAGGCAGGCAAGTGCCTTGGTGTAACAATCAAAGGCGGTGAATTTTCAGCCAAGCCGACACTCAGACGACTTGAATTTGACGGTGTAAAAACACGAACTAAAGGCGACACGGTAGTTGACGGTTGGGAGGTTTATCTGAAAGCAACCCTTGCCGAAATGACTACTCAGAACTTCATTTACGGTCTTGGAATTGCCGACAAAGGTACAGACGAAAAGGTCGCAGGCTACGATGTAATCACAGGTAGAGATGTTATTCTTGACAGTGACTACATTCAGAACATCACTTGGGTAGGCTGTCTCCTCGGAGAGGATAAGCCGTGTATTATTCAGGTATTCAACGGCTTTAACGAAAACGGTCTTACTCTTGCGATCGCTGATAAGGACAATGGTAAGGTAGAAGCTCAGTTCTACGGTAATCTTTCACCCGAGGTTTATGATTCGGAGGAAGAAATCAAACCGCCGTTTAAAATTTTCAGACCGACAGAGAGTGAGGAATAAGTGATGAGAAAGTTAGCTATAAAAGATGCGTTCGCTCTTGCACGTATCTTAAAAAAAGCGGATATTGAAGCTGAAATTGCAGAATTTGCGAATAAGGTCAAAGACAAGAAAAACAAAGGCACAGCAGAAAATACCAAGATAATCGGAATTGAGTTTGTCTTAACAATTTTGTCAGCACTTTCCGACAAAGAAGTTGAGCAGGAATTCTATTTGCTTTTCGCTGACATAGTGGGTGATATGACAGCTGAACAGGCAAGTCTTATGAGCATTCCTGACGTAATTGGTAAATGCAAAGCAATCTTTAAGGAAAATGACATTACAAGTTTTTTTACCTCAGTCTCAGCCTTGATATAAGAACATATGGAATGCTCGTGCAGTATTGTTGCGGCAATACTGCCATACTACAAAGGCTGTCTTTTTCAGAGGCTAATGAGATAATCAAAAATGCGATTGATGACCGTGAGGACGAAATGCTCTACAAAGCATATATGCTCACGATGACAGGCAGATTTACAGGTGTGTCATATGTTGATTTTGTAAACAAGGTTAAAAATCAAATGCAGACAGGTGCGGAAGAAACCGTAAATGTCGAAACTGTCGAAAGCAAGATTGCAGATTATCTTAATAATTACAAATGGGAGGAGGTGTAGCTAATAATGGCTGTTGAAGTATTTAAGTTATTTGGTTCTATATTCGTAAATAACGATGAGGCAAATAAATCAATCGCCGAAACCGAGAAAAAAGGTAAAGGTGTTGCCGCAACCTTAGGTAACGGTATCAAAACCGCAGGCAAATGGGGAGCGGCAATGGTCGGAGGTGCGGCGGCAGGTGTCGGAGCATTATCGTCAGTTGCCGAAAATACCAGAGAATACCGCACCGAAATGGGTAAACTCGACACAGCTTTCACCACAAACAAATTTACAGCGGCAGATGCAAAACAGACTTACTCTGACTTGTATGCCGTAGTCGGTGACAGCGGACAGGCAACTGAGGCGGCTAATCATTTATCATTGCTTTGCGATTCCACAAAAGACCTGCAAAGTTGGACAGAGATTTGCACAGGTGTTTACGGTCAATTCGGTGATTCCTTGCCTATTGAGGGTTTGACAGAGGCGGCAAACGAAACCGCAAAAGTTGGACAGGTAACAGGTCCGCTTGCCGATGCTCTTAACTGGATGGGTGTGTCAGAAGATGAATTTAATGAAAAACTTGCAAAATGCTCATCAGAACAAGAAAGACAGCAGTTAATCACATCAACTCTCACAAGCTTGTATTCGGATGCCTCTGCTCAGTACAAGGAAACAAACGGCGATGTAATGGAATCTAACAGAGCTCATCAGCAGCTGTCTGATACGATGGCGCAAATCGGTGCTGTCGCCGAGCCTGTCCTTAACTCTCTTATCGGTCTTGGCGGTAAACTCCTCGAACAGCTCTCACCATTGATTGAGAGTGTGGCAAACAACCTTGCCCCTGTTTTAATCAACATTTGCGAAGAGGTAGCACCGATAATTGTGTCAATGCTCGAGCAGATAATGCCGTTAATTGAGGAGTTACTACCGTTTATTGCTCAGCTTATGGAGCAGTTAGCACCTATCATTGTTCAGATCGTTGAACAATTATTTCCACCTTTAATGCAGATTATACAGGATTTACTTCCGTATTTCATGCAGATAATTCAGGCTATAATGCCATTATTTAGCACGCTTGTAGAACTCTTAATGCCCGTTATCGAGGTGTTCGTTCAGCTTGCTGGCGTATTGCTCGACGGTCTTTTAGCGGCACTCACTCCGATTATTGAGGATTTAGCAACATTTCTCAATGACCTTTTAACACCTCTTATCCCGATTATCAGCGAGCTCTGCGACACCATCGTTGAAACTTTACAGCCTGTTTTCGAGCAGTTATCGCCTGTCATCTCACAGGTTTTCGATGCACTCCGTCCTGTTTTAGACTTACTCGGCGAAATGCTTGAAACGCTTATTCCTGCGCTTGTTCCGGTGATTGAATGGCTGGCACAAATCTTTTCAGAGGTTTTAGGCAATGCAATTAAAAGAGTCAAAAAAATTCTTGAACCGATTTCGGGGATTTTTAACGGAATTGTAGATTTCGTAAAAGGTGTGTTTTCAGGAAACTGGGAACAAGCGTGGAACGGCGTTGTTAACATTTTTAAGAACGTATTCAACCTTTTGCCTACATTCGTTGAGAATGTAATCAACGGCATTATTTGGATTATTAACAAGCTCTTGGAAGGCGTAAACTGGGCAACATCAATGATTGGTTGGGAAATAGATCCGATTCCGGAAGTAACTTTACCTCGTTTCCGTGCCGGTATTGATTATGTTCCACACGATAAGTTCGCCGCATATCTTGATGCCGGCGAGGCAGTCCTCACAGCCCAAGAGGCTGAGGAGTATCGTCAATCAAAGCGTGAAGGCAGAGGCTCAGTCTTTGAAAACGATTCCACTAATATCATTAACAACATCAGTATCAATATTCCCTCTGTTGCAATTAATAACGACATGGATATTGACAGTTTCGTTGATGATATGAGCAATCGGTTAGCTGATGAAGTCACAAGGAGGCAGAAAGCGTATGCATAACTTTTATTTCGGAGGTAAATGGTTATCGTATTTCGGTGGCCGTATCACAAAAGCACCACAGCACGAAATCCCCGTTAGAGATGTTTCAACGGTTGAAATCCCGTGCAGAGACGGTGATGTTTTGCTTGATAACGGGCGGTGGCAGAATGTTGAATTCGAGCGTGAAATTTGCTTTTTGCCGTATTTATCCGAACTGTCAGCAAAGCACCTTGCGAGGGCCGTAATTGAATGGCTGACCTTAAATCATGGCTACCAAAAGTACAAGGATACTTATGACCCCGGATATTTCACCGAGGCTTACATATCAAATACTGACGATATTGTTCGTGAACTCCCAACATTACTTACAACAAAAATCAAATTCAACCGTAAGCCGTGGTGGTATTCAGAGCTTGGACAGCGGACTATTGATTTTGAAGTTAATAAATCGGTTTCCTTGCACAATCCTGAACAATATGAATCCTTACCTACTTTCATCATAACTAACACGAATGTGAGCGGTGGCACTACGGCAGTTGCTAAAATTAACATAAACGGTGAATCACTTGATTTGAAGTGCACAGCCAAATATGACTACGCCGTGCTTGACGGCGAAACTATGCAGTATATTGCACACAAATCAGACGGTACGACTAATTTTGTTGACGATACTATCCCCACTAAGTTAAAGGTCGGAGACAATCAAATTGTTGTAACGGCATATAAGAACGCGTTTCTGTCGATAAAACCAAATTGGAGGCGATTGTAAAAGTGTTCCCTTTGTTGTATAAATCGGATTTTAAAACAATCGGCCCAAGTAGATTTAACCTGCTCGGACGGATTACAGAAATAATCAGCGGTAAAGTTACCGAGGAACGAAACGGCGATTATTTGCTCGAAATGGAACTATCGACAACGGACAGATGTGCCGATTTGCTCGACACGCAGTATTTCATTAAGGCAAAACCGAACCCAACCGATGAACCGCAGTATTTTGAGATTTACGATTTGCAGTACAAAGACAAGAAATCAATCACGGTTAAAGCGAAGCACATCAAGCATAATTTGTATAACAACTTTTTGCTTGAAACTTCCAACCAAACTGATGTAGTGCACACTCCAAAAGAATGGTGGGATATACTTTGCACAGGTCGTGATTTTGAGGGTGATTCGCTGTTCCCACAGGCAACCTTGTGGGAGCACTATTTCAAATTTACATCAAATATTACCACAAAATCATCTATGACGCTTGGCTTCTGTACGCCCTGTACTCTTGGTGATTTTTTGGGCGGTGCAGATGGTTCGCTTGTTGATGTTTTTGGCGGTGAATATAAATACGACAATTTTAATGTATCGTTGTTAAAAAGCCGTGGGGCGGTTACAAACTGCCATTTGCGCTGGGGCAGTAACATCAGCAGTCTTACGCAAACGCTTAATTCAGACGATATCTGTTCCCATGTTGCAGCTTATGCCACTTGCCACGACACATACAATGACAAGAACGTCATCCTCAGCTCACAACCGCAAGAACTCAAAACCCATAAATCTAAGCTCATTAAAGTGAAAACGGTTGATGTTTCAGATGGCGGTTCGGTCTACATCGGCGACGAAACAGGTTACTGGGATTTCAACGCTCACACAGGCGAAAACAAGGACTTTTTAATCCAAAAGCTAAATATTCAAGCACAGGTTTTAAGAGGAAAGCTTGTAAGCACAAACGGAGCGCCTACGCTCAACGTAAAGGTTGACTATCCGCCTACACTTAATGAAATGCTTGGACTGCATTTATGCGACACGGTGTATGTTGATACTGAAAACGATAGCTTGCAAGCAAAAATAATTAAAACAGACTATGATTTCGTGCTTGAACGTTGGAACAGTCTCGAACTTGGCACGCCAAAATCAAAGTTATCAGATTATATAGTAAAATAATGAGGTGAAAACATTGAATATCAACCACACAAAAATGACATTAGAAATTAATAGTTGCAAAAACTACGAAATCTTAGAAGTCAGACAGGGCGATAAAGGCTCACGCATTATTGATTTTGCGTTTACCGTCAACGGTGAAACTGTTAACCTTGCCTCCACGATGTCAGCTAAAGTCAATGCTACGGTTGATGATGTAATCGTAGCAGACAGCGTTGCCGCAGTCGTTGACACCGAAAATAATGTAGTCACAGTTACGCTCACAGACACAATGCTCGCATTATCGGGCATTTGTAAGATGGACATTGTGCTTATGGAAGGCGACGAAATCATAACTGCTGAAACCGTTTGTTTGCGTATTGGAAAAAGCGTAATCAACGATGACAGTAAAGCTTTTCCGGGCGCCAGCTCTATTGTGGAAATCACAAAGGAAGTCGAGAACGCAAGAGGCGGTCAGAATTCACTTGGAGCAAGGCTTGATAAAACAGACAAGAGTATTGCCCGAAAGCTCAATTCAATGCCGTTCGACAGTGAACCAAAAAATAACAGCCCGTGTTATCTTACAAGTGGTGCGGTTTACAATGCTCTGCTTGTTAAAGTAGATAAAACCGCCTTGGCGACTAAATACGATTCATCAAATATTGAAAGCGGAACATCAAAGCTTACGCCTTATTCAACCATCACCGATAAAATCAAAAGTGCAAGCTGTACATATAAGACGATTGGCGACATCGTAATCGTCAGTGCAACCGTCAAAATGAATGCTGTTACAATTGGAGCAAACAGTTCATATCCGTTGATTGATTTACCGTACAAGTGCATTACTGTGGATGATGTTTTTTGTGTCGGTATTTCAAAACTTGGCAAGCTCTTTAAATTTGCCATTCTGAAAAATAACACTTGGCTACAGTTTTCGACTCAGGATAAGACCGCATATACATTCGCAGACGGCGAGCAAATTAATGTGATTTGCTTGTACAAAATTAAATAACGGAGGTATGAAAAATGGAACTTAAAGAAAAAATCACACTCGATATGCTCACGAAGGACAGCGTGTCGGTACTCAGACAGCAGTTTTTGACCTTTAACGGTGAAGAAATGCAAGTCGGCGGAAACATCCGAAATGCATACATGAACAGCAAATCGGGCAGAGAACAGCTCAAAACGGTGCTGTCGGATGAATACTATAACGCTGTCATGGCGGTGTGGGGCGACACTCCAACCGTTGATGAGCCGATGATAGAAGAAAGCGAGGTGTAAGCAATGAAAGAAAACATTTTACAGGCATTATTTGCCACGGTATGCGGTGCTATTGTCGCATATCTTAACATCTTGCTTGTGCCGTTTGCGGTGATGATTGCGGTAATGATTATCGACTACATCACAGGAATGGCACAGGCATACATCAGCCACACGCTTAACAGCCGTGTCGGTGTAACAGGCATTATCAAAAAGGTAGGCTATATCGTAGCTGTAGCGGTCGGTATTGTTGCCGACTATCTCATCAGCTCGGCACTTGTCAACTGCGGAATCGACCTGCGGATTAACTACTGCATCGGCATGATTGTTACGATTTGGTTTATCATCAACGAGTTGATTTCAATTTTAGAAAACCTCTCGGAAATCGGTATTCCATTGCCAAAATTTTTGGTATCAATCGTTAAAAGGCTAAAGACAACAGTCGAAGTAAAAACAGATGAAAGCGAGGAATAATTATGTCAAAAATTAATGATTATAACGAAGAATTCGATAAGTTGAGAAAAAACAGGATTGAAATGGCACATTATAAATACGGACCCGCTAAAATAAATTTTGGTGATGGTCTGGTAAATGCTATGGAAACCATGAATAATTGTGTTGCAAAGTATAAAGAAACTGGTAACACAGAATATTTACTTGACGCCGCAAATTATTTAATGTTTGAATTTACATATCCAAAACATCCTAATGCTCACTTTAAAGCTACTGATTCTTGCGGATCTGCCGGTACCGTTGGACAGCCTTATAACCAAATGATGAATGAAATGTCAGACACTTTATATCACGTAAAAGAAGTGTATAAAGATGATTGATGGAATCATGCAGGGTAAGCACATGAAAAAAATATTCGAGATAAAAGGTATATTTTCTATATATGTCCTTGTAAAACAGCTTTACGAAAGAGGGGAATAACAATGAAAGTTACTGCTATTGATGTCAGCTACTGTCAGACAGGGGTTGACTACAACAAAGTCAAGAACAGCGGAATTGACGCCGTGATTATCCGTGCAGGATTCGGTAAGGAAACCTATCAGAAAGACTCTGAATTTGAAACGCATTACAGAAACGCTAAGAAAGCAGGTCTTGCAGTCGGTGTATATTGGTATTCTTACGCTTATTCTGTTGCAGAAGCAAAGCAGGAGGCTAAGGTATGCCTTGCGTGCATTAAGGGTAAAACACTTGAATTACCTGTATATTATGACCTCGAGGAGAGCGGTCAGACAAGGCTCGGTATGTCTGCTCTGACAAACATTGCAATTGCTTTTTGCGATGCTATCAAATCGGGTGGTTACCGTGCAGGTGTGTACAGTAATCTTAACTGGCTCAACAATCACCTTGATTATGAAAAGCTCAGAAGTAAGTACAGTATTTGGCTTGCACAATGGTCATCCAACCCATCCAAGTCTTGCGATATATGGCAGAACGCCGATAACGGCAGAATCAGCGGTATCAGCGGTAATGTTGACACCGATGTCATCATTAATAAAAACATTATCAAATCAAAATCAGAGGTGAAGGAAGAAATGATTAAATACGGCTCACATAATACAGCAACACTTGCATTCAAGAAGCAGTTGATTACACTCTACAATATGAAAATTATCAAAACGAAAGTTGACAATTCAAACGGTTTTGGTGACGGTACGCTAAAGGCGGTCAAAGAGGCACAGAAAGCAGGTAATATCACAGCTAATGGTGTTGTTGATGAAAAGACAGTCAATGTTATCTATCATCTCATAAATGATTGCAATTGGGCTAAAGATAAGAAGATTGCAAATGCAAAAAAAGCACTCGGCTGATGTTAAATATTTCGCACCGTTGCAAATTTTATGTGGCGGTGCGGATGCCATAAATAAAGAAATGGGGTGACGAAAACGGTAAATTTATATCAAGGCAATTGTCTTGAAGTGCTGAAAACTTTGCCCGATAACAGCGTTGACCTGTTACTGACAGATCCGCCTTATGTGTTAAACACAAAGGGGAGTGGAACTGTAAACAAGAAAATGAAATTAAGTGAATCTTTAGCGGATGTCGAGAAAGCAAAAATAATTAATGGATACGACATCGAACTTTTCGGACAGGAATTTTTGCGAGTTATGAAAGAAATCAATGCTTATTTTTGGTGCAATAAAGCACAAATATATGATTATTTAAAATTTTATGTCGGGCAACTTAAATGCAAATTTGATATTATTTGTTGGCACAAAACGAACACTTAAACCTCTTAACATTACTGAAAAAATAATCCGAAACAGTTCAAAAGAAAATAACACTGTTTTAGATCCGTTTATGGGAAGCGGTACAACAGGTGTTGCCTGCATAAATACAAACCGTGATTTTATCGGCATTGAACTTGACAAAAAGTATTACAAAATCGCCGAAGAAAGAATAAATTCAGCAAC